CACAAGTGGTGACACTATCTATGTCAACGGAGAGGCGTACACTTGGTTTAATGCGGGCGGCGGTTTTGGCTTGGCACTCAAAACAAGTTGATCATGGCTATCTTAAACATCTCTGACGAGGGCATCTCTGTTTATGGAGATGCGCAGCTGTCCTTTCTTATTCCACAATCAATCAAAACGTTGCTATATGTAACTGACTTTTTGCTTGACCCAACAATCCTTGCCCCAGAAGAAAATTACAGGATTTATTAAGCAAGTTTGTACGCTGATGTTATTCTTGCCATTTTTCTGGCGCGGTTGGGTTGCCATCAATCGGTTATATATCATCTTTGAGAGGATGCCTTGTCCAACAATTACAGTTGGCAGTTTCCCAGGCTTGATGTTTATCCCACATACCAAACCCTCACGGATGTCGTCTGCCGGGTTCACTGGCGGATGACGGCTGACGACGGGGGCGGTCACATTGCGCAGGCGTACGGCGTCCAGCAATGCGGCGACGTAGACCCGAACGATTTTGTTCTGTATGCAGACCTGACCGAGTCCCAGGTCCAAGGCTGGGTCGAGGCCGCAATGGGCACGGATGGTATTAACGAAATCAAAGCGTATCTCGATCAACGGATCTCTGAGATCGTCAACCCGATCGAGCTCAGCTTGCCTCCGCCATGGCTCTAACCCCAACGAAAATAGCCTCTGTACCACTATTTCGAGGGGCTCAAATGATTCAACGCCTGATCGCTCTCTTGTTTTTAAGCCGGGAGATCGCGCACCGGGAGCACCTGCGCACCCGTAGCTACGCCCAGCACATGGCTTTGGGCGAGTTCTACGAAGCCGTCGTTGAAAAGGCGGACTCAATTGCCGAGGCGTACCAGGGTCGTCGTGGCTTGATCGAAGACATCCCGTATCTCCAGGCGCCCGGCACCGACATCATCGACTCTCTTGAGCGCCAGCTCGCCGCGATTGAGAAGATCCGGTACACCGCCGTACCCAAAGAAGAGACCGCTATCCAGAACCTGATTGACGAGGCGGTTGCCCTGCACCTGACCGCGCTATACAAGCTTCGCATCCTGAAATAAGCAGCCGCTCGCTACCCCTCCAGGCCCCGATTTCCCGGGGCTTTATTTTTGCAATCCCCAACGAAAATAGGGGCCAGGTTTCCTGCGCCGTGGTAGCGGCGTTTCCACGGAGGGTCCCTGATGGATTCACACAACACAGCGGCAGAAGGCGGAACGGCCATTGCCGCCAAGCTCGCGCCCCCGGCCAGCGTTTCCATTGCCTCGTTTATGGGGATGCCGGTTTCAGAAATTCTGGTCTGGGTCACTCTGGTCTACACGATCGTGATGCTCGGTCACAAGCTCTACCAGATCTACCAAGAAATAAGAAATAAGTAATCATGGACCCGATCACCGCCGCCATGGCCGCGTTTGCTGCCGTCCAGAAGACGGTGCAGGTGATCAAGCAAGCGCAGAAAACCGTTAACGACGTCGCCTCCCTCGGCCCCATGCTGGGCCAGTACTTCGGCGCCAAGCAAGACACCGTCAAGGCGCTCGAGCAGGCCAAGAAGCAGGGTGGATCCAGCCTGGCCCAGGCCATCCAGATTGAGATGCAGCTCCTGTCCCAGAAGAAGTTTGAGGACGAGCTGAAAATGATCTTCTTCCAGACCGGTCACGCCGACGTCTGGGAAAGCATTCAGAAGCGCGTTCAAGAAGGCGAGCAGGCCCAGCGCGAGGCCCAGCGCCGCGCCAGAGACGCGGCAATAGTCAAGGCCAGAAAAATGAAAGCCATGATCGAAATGGCGATCGGCATTGGTCTGGTCGTAATCCTTGTCCCTCCCCTGATCTGGGTATTGATTCAGGGTTTGCTGTACGCCCGAGACAACGGCTGGTTTAAATAACGGAGTCCGCATGCTGACACTTCTATCCACCCTTTTATCGTTCCTGATGGGCGGATTGCCCAAGCTGCTGGACTTCTTCCAAGACCGGGCAGACAAGGCGCATGAGCTCGAGCTCGCCAAGATGCAGACCGAGCGTGAGCTGCAAATGATGGAGCGTGGCTACATCGCCCAAGCCAAGGTCGAGGAGATCAAGCTCGAGGAGCTCAAGGTCCAGACAGACGCCCAGAAATTCGCCGCAGAATCTACGGTGAAAACCGCCGTAATCGACGCACAGAAGGCGGAGCTCGAGGCGATCTACAAGCACGACGAGAGCCTTAACGAAGGCACCAGCCTGTGGGTCAAGAACCTGCGCGGCGCCACCCGATCGTTGATCACCATGGGCTTCTTCTCCCTGCTGTGTTTCATCGACCTGGGCCTGATCATCTACGGCTTCTATCACAAGGTTGACTTCCAGGTCCTGGCCGAGATGTTGTGGGATTCCAACACTGCGGCGCTCTTCGCTTCAATCATCGCCTTCCACTTCGGTGGCCGAGCCTTCGGAAAATGATCAGCAAGAAGGCCATCGAGATGATCAAGCACCACGAAGGTGTAAGGGTAAACCCTTACCGGTGCCCGGCTCGTCTATGGACGGTGGGGGTTGGTCATGTGATCGACCCCAACCACATCAAGGTGCCGTTCGACAAGCGTCTCGAGCTTGCCATCCCGGCTGGCTGGGACAAAAAACTGACGATGGAGGAAGTGGATGCCATTCTGGCAAAAGACCTTGAGAGCTTTGAACGAGGCGTGGTTCGACTGTGTCCTGCTGTGCTTGATCGTCAGAGCCATCTCGATGCTTTGACCTCGTTCTCGTTCAACGTGGGCCTGGGCAATCTCCAGCGCTCGAGCATCCGGATGAAGTACAACCGGGGCGACTATCAGGGCGCAGCCGATGGGCTGCTGGAGTGGAACAAAGCGGCTGGGAAGGTTCTTCCTGGTCTGGACAAACGACGCAAGGACGAGCGAGCTCTGTTCTTGTCGTGACACCAAGGAGAATCGACAAATGAAGGCATCAGACATCAAGCGCGAAGGCGGCAAGCTCCAGTACCGGGGCCACGAGTTTCCTGGCTTCAACAAGCCCGTCAACGCACCTGCCGGCGCAAAAGAAAAGAAGATGGTCCTGGCCAAGAAGGGTGACGAGGTGAAGCTCGTTCGCTTCGGTCTGCGCGGGATGCAGGACTACACCCAGCATCACGATGAAAAGCGCCGTGAGAACTATCTGGCGCGTTCGGCCGGGATCAAGGACAAGAACGGGAACCCGACCAAGAACGACCCGTTCAGCGCGAACTACTGGGCGCGGAAAGAGTTGTGGTGATCACATGGCAGCAATTGTCGTTAAACAATTTGGAGGCATGAAGCCGATCGTCAGTCCTCGCTTGCTGTCGGCTTCTGAGGCACAGACGGCCAACAACGTGAAGCTGGTCTCTGGATCCCTTACGCCACTCAAGGGCTCGACGACGCTTCAGGCTCTCCAAGGTTCGGCGCCAGCCACAATCTACCGCTATGGCACTGGCACGACGGAGGCCAACTACTGGCTTGAGTTTTCTCAAGACACGGAGGTCATGCGCTCTCCGATTGCCCAGGATCAGTACGACCGCCTGTATTGGACCGATGGCAACAATGTGCCGCGCTACGCGCCGAACAGCCTGATCCTCCAGGCCGGATCAGGGCCGTATCCACGCGCCAGCTATCAGCTCGGAATCCCCGCTCCTGGCGCTCCGACTTTGTCCGGCACCACGCCCCCGGCGACCGGCGACACGCCTGAGACCAGGGCGTATCTAGTCACGTACGTTTCGGCGTACGGGGAGGAGGGGCCTCCGTCAGCGGCTTCCAGCCTGGTCACAATAAAGCCAGACACCGCTGTGACTGTTGCTCTGCCTGGCTCACCTACCGGTGCCTACAACATCACGCTCCAACGGATCTACCGATCCTCGACTGTTGGCAACCAAGCTCAGTGGCAGTTCGTTGCTGAACTTCCTGTGGCAACGAGCTCGTACGTGGACGACAAGACTCAGTCGCAGCTTGGAGAGGTTCTCCCATCTGAAGATTGGATTGGCCCTCCTGCCGGCCTGAAGGGTCTGCGCCTGATGGCCAACGGCGCTGCGGTCGGCTTTGTAGGGAAAACCCTATATTTCTCGGAGCCCAACCTTCCGCATGCCTGGCCACATCAGTACCCGATCGACTACGACATCGTCGGCATTGCCACCTACGGTCAGTACGTCGCCGTCCTCACGACCTCATTCCCGTACCTGTTCAGCGGCGTTGACCCTGCCGCCATGAGCTCGAGCAAGCTTACGCTGCCGCAAGCCTGCGTGTCTAAGCGCTCGATCCTGGAAACCGGCAACGGCGTGATCTACGCCTCTCCTGACGGCTTGGTGGAAATCGGAACCCAGAACGACGTCATCACCAAGGGCCTGTTCAATCGTGAGCAGTGGCAAGCCTATACGCCGTC